AGTTATGGTGCCGCCTTTCGAAGCGTCAGCATCACCGGAAGCAACCACGTACTTGTTGGTGTCGCCGGCAAAAGTGATCACGTCACCAGCCAACACTTTGCCGGTACCAGCCGACGCCAGGGTGATCACTGTAGTACCAACTGCGTAGCTCTCAGTGTCGGTGGTGGCGTGGGCGCCGGTACCTGCGATAACGGACTTGACCTGAGCAGACTCACGAATAGCGAAGCCGTGCACATCAAGCAGCACGCCACGACGCAGCAGCGAGGTATCAGCGGCTTCGTTCGCCTTGGTCAGTTGGCCCAGGGTGCGCATGCTGGCGCCGGCGGTGGTGTCGAGCACCATCTGCAAGTCGCTCATCGGCGCGCCGTTGTCCGACAGGATTTTGCGCATCTGCGCGGCTTCTGCCAGGTTGGTGGCAAACGGGACAGTGCCAGGCGTGCCGTAGGCGCGGGACGACTTCAGGCACAGGGCCGCGATGTCGGATTCCACTTCGTTGACCAGAGCACGCATACCCTGTGCGAGCTGGTCGCGCAGGATCACGTTGTACGAGGCGCCGTTGTTGTCCAGGCCGCGTTTCTCTTCACCGTTCCAGCGCACCGGTACACGGCGAGCCTTGGAAATGGTCATCGACACGGAACCGATAGTTTGGTCGCCGTCGTTTGGCGGAGTCACAGCCGGGGTGATGTCAGTTGCGGTTGCAGCCGGCGCCACTGGCGAGGTGACGGTTTGACCAACAGCAGCACGGTCGTAGGTCATGTCGGACGAAACGGCGGGGATGAAGCCCACCAGTTCGCGGGACACGACGTCCAGTGCGTTGTAGATCGTGGTGGTAAGGCCGGTGAGAGTGTTACTCATGGATTGCTCCTAGGGATCAGTCGGTAACTTCACCGCCCGCAGACACGTGCGCATGCTTGCCCACTGGGTCAAGTGCGTCGAACTGGGAGCGGGAGATTGATTTATTGCCTTGTTCGCCATTACCAGCATTGTTAAAAGCGCCGGAGCCAGAGGCCCCAGTCCCTTTCAAGATGTGATCGCGGTGCGGGTATTGCTCAACAAGGGTTTCGATTGCTTCATCGAAGTCGGCAATCTCGCCAGGACGCGTGCGGCTGTAGACTTTTTGGCCGTACTGATCATAAGCGATGGTCTTGCCATCCTCGACCTTGAAGGCGGCGCCGAATTTGGACTGAACCAGATCTGCGGGGATTGCCAGCTTGTCTGCGATGTACTTAGAGCGGCTGAATGCACCGCCGATCTTTTCTTCATAGAGCTGCTTTTCGAAGGTCTGCGCCTTGGCGGACAGCTCATCAACCTGGCCCTGATAGGCCTTGCTGATTTCGTTGCGTACCACATCGATCTCACCGGCATCCACCAGCTTTTTCTGATCGAGCTTCGACACGATTTCGAGGGCTTTCTTGGCTGCCGCGCCGTCCGTGATCCCATCGAAGGACTTCAAGGCAGTTTCAGCAGCCTCTTTGCCTTCACGGTGGGACTTTGCTTCTGCGTTCAGGCGGGTGATCGTGTTCACGGTGCCAGGAGCATCAAATGCGACCTCTTTGCCATCGTCGTACACGTACACTGGTTTGCCATCTTGCAGAACTGCGTGGCCTTGGTCATCCAGTTTCAGCTTCATTAATACTTCTCCGGGCATCCGCCCATTTGTTGAGCCATCCGGCCCGGTGCGGCGTTATCCATCCGGAATTGCGCCCATAAAAAAGCCCCGACGTGTGCCGGGGCTGAAATCAGCGCTCGGTTACTGGTTATCGAGCGGTCGAGCAGCAGGCTTCAGAGGTTGAGCCTTGAGCTTCGCCATCTCTTCATCCCAGTCAAGGTCTTCGCTGAGCAGGCCCCGACGCTGGACTTCGGCAAATAGGCTTTGGTCAGACAGAATGCCATTGATGTTCATGTTCAGCAGGAAAGGCATAGTGGTTTCAGGGCTGAAGTCGACATCAAAGTTGCCCTTGACCTGTACGTGCCCGCCTTCCCGAGTCTTCATCCAGTCGGCGAAGAACTGAAGCGCTTGGTCGAGAGCATCCTCGAGTTGCCCAGCCATGGTTTGCAGCGGACTCATCTCTTGTGCCGCCTCATCCTCGGCCTGCGTGGCCGTCTTGACCGACTGTTTATCTTTCTGGAGCAGCTTAGCCCCAGCCAGGCGCATGTCATCGACCAAATCCAGCAGTGACTGGCGGCCCGCCTCGATGGCTTTGCCGGTGTGTTCAACCCACTTCATGTCGGCGTTGATCGGCAACTTGGTGGCCGATCCGGCGCCAACGGTGATGTCGACGCCGTCCTCGATGCCAATCACCGCAAGCATCGGCACCCGGGCGACGTGCAGGATGTTGTCTTGGTCGCTTTGGGACTGCCAATGCTTGATGTTCATGTTCGCCAGCTCAAGTAGCGGCGGTGTCGCGGTCATGAAGCCGGTGCGCTTGGTGTAGAAGGTTGTCAGCGGGATCTCAGTGAGGCTTGTCAGCCCTTCCGCGTTCTTCTGCCATACCTTCGCACCCTTGCCGTCATCAACTTCGATGTAGGTCGACCAGGCACCGGGAACCAGCACGCGGATCTGCACGACACTCTTTGCGCCGAACTCGCCATCGTCGACCTCGACGCACTCCATGTAGCGGAACTGGGTCAGCACCTGCTGGCCGCCCTTATTGGTGGACCTCCAGCCCAGCACCTGGCCGGGCTTGATGATCACCGCATATGGGCGCACACCGGCGGACTTCTCGTCAGCCTTGGTTTTTAGGCCGTCTGCCTGTGGATAATCCACCAGCACGTGGCATAGGCCATGGGAAAGTCCGGTGCTAAATACAGACTGCCCCCAAACCTGCAGGTTATTACCCTGGAGGTCGAAGTCCTCGGCCATCTCCTTGATTAGCTCAGGGACGTCCTCAGTCAGCGTGATCGGGTCAGCGAATACGCGCCCGGTCATGTTCTGTACGGTCTCGCTGTACGCCGGCAGCAACGTAGAGGTCTTGAGTCGGGACTGATAAGCGTCCGACTCTTCCTTCGGCCACCGTGGCAGATACTTGGTACCGGCCTTGCGCATGGCCCTTGTGCCACCCATGAGAGCGTCAACAATGGCCCAGTCCAGTCGCATCTCGTCTACGACAGGGAGCGTTTTGCTCGGGTCATCACTGCTCATATTCAAAGTCTCAGAGATTCTTGGGAGGCGGTGCGCGCTCTGATCGGGTAGCGCTTGGCGATGAAGTAGCCTGCGGCGTCGTTCATGTGGTCGTGACCCTTTTTCGGGTCTTTATCAGGCTCGCCCTTGTCGGTGTATGTCTGACGCTCCAAGCACATGGTGAGCTGTGGGCATTGGTCGATATTGACCTTCAGCCGGCGCTCGCCGTAAGTGTTCAGGAACATGGCGTTTACCGAGTTGATACGGTCTTTCACGCCTGGGTTTGTCGAGTCAACGACCACTGTGAATCCGGCCTTGCGCAGCAATGAGAGATCAGACTCGCTCGCATTCTTACTGCTGGTGTTCTGCCCGCTGGCATCCGGGTAGACCGTGATTGAGTGCCCTACGAACCGGGCCTGAATCTTCTCGATCATTTCCGGGGTGTCGCGCACCTTGTGGAACTCATCAAGAGCCAGCGGCAAGCCTTCGCGCACCACGTAAACGACTGCGGCCATCTTCATGACGTTGAAGTCCATGCCGATATGGATCGCCTCACCAGGCTCAATACGCGCTGTTGTGCGGCAGTCTTCGCGGTTGAACGTGTAGTAGATGACGCCGGAATAACTTTCGAACCCTGCGTCGTATTCCTGGCGGAACGTGCGCGGATCCATCTTGCGCTTGGCGGCTTCCAGCTCTTCAGCCGGGACATTCCCGCCCTGCAGCGACGTGTACTGCCAGCTTTTGTGGTCTGGCTCACCGCCAGGCTGGCCGTCTTTGAACGTGTCATAGCAGTGATTGAAGCCTTTTGGCGTGCCAATACGCAGGGCATGACCGCCTTTGCGCAAACCAATGCCGGGGACCGTGTATTGGCAAGTCGAAAGCATCGGGCGAAGGACTTCTTCCCATGCGGCGTATTTGCAGTCGGCCCACTCATCCACCAGAGCAAAGAACAGGCCGGACCCGCGAAGGTCGTCGTAGTTGTCGAGACCCACGCAGCGCATGACGTGCCCAGACTTCAGCACAATCGAACATTCCGTCTCGTTGGGTCGCGATTCGCGCCAGGACAAAGGGATCGCCTGCTTCAGCCGGCGCCAGAAGACGCGCTTAGCCTGCTTGAACGTCGGAGCGCAGTACCAGATCTCGTCCTCGACGCTTACCCCCCACTCAGCAGCCAGGCGAGCGGCGCGGCGCATCTCGGCTTTACCCAGGAAGGTCTTGCCGAACCGGCGGCCGCACACCGCATCCCGGAAGCGCGCTTCTGGCTGGAAGCCCCAGCAGTAAATGTTCGCCTGCTTTGGCGTCAACTTGACCGGCGCGTCAAAGGTGCGGGGTAGTCGGGACATTCTCGTCTGGCTCCAGCGTGTACTCAGCAACGGCGTGCTGCTGGTCCGCCTGGGAGCCCAGGGGTTTTTCAGGTTCAAGCCGGCGATTCACGTAGACGTCACCGACCTCTTTGGCGGCCTGCTCCAGTAGCTGGGCAGTCAGCGCCATGTTCTTCATAGTTTCGGCCTTCTCGGCCATGCGACCAAGCGTGCGGAGTCGATACGCTCGGTTGGCGATCGGGATGTCTTCGGTCTCTTCTCGGAAGCGCTTGCGGGCATCGCGGAACATGGTCGCCCACTTCTCGCCGAGCGCCTTGCCAGCAGCTTTGGTCGGGTCATGTGATTCGCATTGCTGGCGGGTGACAACCACGTTGAATTCTTTTAAGACGGCCTCGACAACCTGTGAAGGTGTGTCAAAGCACGCCAATGCCTGAACAATGAAGGCTTTCACCTCACTTCGAAGAGCTGCCATAGGTGATCATCCGTCTAAGCCTGTCTAAAAATCAGGCCGACTTGAGCAGACAGGTTCCGCAGGCCCTTGCAATGTTCAGTTTTCCCACCTCGGCAGGCTTGTTTGCTGCGTCTACCAGTACCTGGACATCAGCACTTGCGCCGTAACGGCGAACCACACCGACGAACTCTTCAACGTCGTGTCCGCGCATCTCCAGCTTCGGCAGACCTTCCTGCGTGAACTTGGGAGCACCGAATGCATCCTTCGCCTGGGCGATGTGGTAGCACTCGTGTTCAACCAGGGCGCAGAAGTCGACGTTCGAACACTCGGCACAGTAGTCAGCGGCAAGAGTGATGATGAAGGCCGGCACGTCGCCGAACCAATCACGCATCTGTTGCTCCATTCGGGCTCTCTGCCACCCACCGGCACGGAACGCTACCTGTTCGGCCTGGCCCAGGACAGTGCGCCCCTGCTTGCTGAAGCTCGACGACGCCACGGTAGACATGGCCTTGAATG